GCCCAATTCAACAGGAAAGTTTCTCCAACCACCATCGGATTTTTTAGATTCTGTTAAAGCAAAGTCTTGCTCCACAGTTCTAAACACTTCCTCTATTTCCTCATCTGTTAGTGTCTTTGCTGGATGGGTATAAAGTGGAATCCATGTGCCTTCAAGATGGTCAATCACTTGTAAGTTAATTAACTTTGGCTTGCGGTCTTCCAACCCTAACAACATCCACGCTACTGGTTCATTGTTCATTTCTCTTGTGCTTTTCTTAGTATTGCTCTAGCAAACCCAAGCAAATCCATTGGAGTAAAAATAATAGGAAACACAGTTATAAATTCTCTTATTTCCTCATCTGTTAGCGTCTTTGCTTTCAACGCTTCTATTTCAACTTGTTGCTGTTTATGTTGCATTTCTAGTATTGCAATTCTGTCACGCTGTACTACATGGCGCAGTTCGTACTTGGTCAGCTTTTCTTGTTGCTGGCGTAGCATGGTGGCTGCTTTGTCAAACAGTTTGTAGTCCGTTGAGTAATATGGTTCAGTTTCCTGAAGTGCATCAGCTAGTTCATTTGCGTTCATTTTTAATGTTCTCTTCGATCTGTTTGATTAGCTTGTCAGCCAGTGGGTTTGGCTTTTTAAATATTGCATCCCGGTTGCTGTCAAACTTTTCTTTGTCCTGAATTGGGCGTGGTGTATCGCCCTTACCGCCGTTTCTCATGTTATCTCCTAAAATAACTAATTGGTTTTTTAATGCCATACACCCTACGAATTTTTCGCATACTTATAGTGCCAAATACCCTATTACGCCAGCCTTGATGCGCACGTCTTGCCTTTTGCATTTTGGTGCGTTTAAACTGTTGCTTTGGTTTAGCATAATATTCAGTAATCAAGCGTCGACGCCCAACACCACCAAAGACGATGTTAAACAGTTTGCGCTTAATGGTACGTGGAAACCTAAACTTTTTCAGAATATTTCCTCTTCAAAATTACTGATTGAGTCCACATACTTTTGTGCTTTGTCATTTAACTTAACGCCACGATACACATGAATACGATTACCGTCAACTCTTTTGCTATCCGATATGATTCTATGCTCTTGGATTGCTGCTAAGAAACGACGTTTAAACGCAAGCTCTGTGCCTGGTGGTATGCTCTTCTTAAGCGCCCAGTGTTTGTAGCATGAGAACACATGGTCTTTGTTTACCTCAGCTTCAGGGTTAATCTCTAAAGCATCTTCAACAAACGAGCCGATAGGGTTGCCAAGTTCCGACATAAGGTCAAGAAGTTCACGACCAGAGTGGGGTTGGATAAAGTGACCGCCACGATCTTTACGACGTTTTAATCCTTCCGTAGACCAGTTAAAAATACCTGACAATTCAGCACGTAGCTTTGTAGATAAGTTGGTGTCCTCGTTGTCATAGAACGAACGGGTCATCTTTAGCACCACCATACGACCAGTTAGCGCATTAGAGTTTTCTGTTAGTTGAAGAACCTCATTACTGTAAATAACAATGCGAGTAGGCAGATAGCCATTCCAAGACTCTTTGTTTTTCCGGTTGACAGTAACGGTATCACCGCCCACAATACGAAGGAGCTGAGATACAACAGCAGATCGGTTGCGCTCAGGTGCTCTTGCATCAGTAAAAGAAGCGAGGAGCTTACCCAGCCAAGGCTGCAGACCAAATGTATCACAGAGTTCCTCCAATTGTGGTGCTACGGTGTTGTGTTGACCCAATAAGTCTACTAACACCTTATTGATAGTTCCCTTGCCGGAGCGACGGGGGCCGATAATGTTAAAGAATTTCTGTTGGTTGGTCTCACCAGACAGGATATAACCAAACATCTCTTGCAGTGTGTCGATTGACTCTTGGTCATCGCCCCATACTGACTCTAAGAACGCTAACCACTGTGGGCACTGTGCAGTCTCATCATACGCAAAGGGCAAAGAGTTCTGTGTAAAGAACCCCAGCGAGTGCGGTAACACCACGTTGTCCTGTAAGTCAAAGATACCGTTCTTAAGTGATACTAGGTGCGCTGCGTGTGGTTTGTTCACTGCGTAAGAAGATAACCAAATTGGTGGCTTGGTGTTAGCGTGGTTCTCAAGGTGGACAATAGACTTCACTGCATCAAGAGCTGCGGATACAGATGCTGGAGATGGGTTGAACGGAGTTAGTTCACCTTTCTTACCTGCTTTCTTGCACTTATCCAATAAGGCGTATAGCTTTGACCTTACGGTGGCTTCTTCAATTACCTCATAGTGTGTGCCCATGTAAAGGTAAAAGTCCTGTGCGTAATGCACAAGGCGGTAGCCTTCTTCACTGGCATACTGTGTATCTAAGAAAATGCGAGCATGGTTCATAGCCCCCTGATCTAGGATAATCTCGCCCCTAGCGAGGGCTTCCTCTCGCTTTTGGTGGTTGACCTTAAAAATAAGAGAGCGTAGGGTTGCACCTGAGCCTTTAAATGTTTTCCACTTGTTGTGACAGGAGTTCATGCCTGTCTGCGAATACTTTTGGGTGTTGCCGTCGTTATAAGACCAGCGATCCCACAAATCTAAGGCTTCGTGGTCGTCTTTACCAAACTGATGGTGTAGTGCCATGCCTACTAGGAGCCAATCTGAATACCCACCATCGGGATCAAGGTTAGGCAGTAGCTCTGTCTCTACCCTAGATAGGTCATACTCCGGTACTGGGGGTGTGTAATCCTCAAACGAGTCACCTGTCTTGTAAGACTCCCTCTCAGGAATAATCGAAGCTATGTCCTGTGTTTCTTGTGGTATGGTGCCAGAGATGTAATGTCCCGTTACGGTGAAGTATCTACCTTTGGGATATATCTCTAATCCTTTAGCGTGGTCAACATGGGCAGATTTAAGGTCAGCCCTTGTGAATATCTTTACGCCAGTCCCAGAGGGGGATACTTCCATGTAACCCTGAACGGAGTCTGCAATTTGCTGCAGTGCAGCATTATTGAAACGCTGGGCTGTGGCATCATAGCAATCATCTAAATCCACCCCAATTAGGTTGTCTTCATCTGAGAACACAAAACCTACACCAGCAAAGCGGGTTGGGTCGGCTTCATAGGCAGCTTGGACAGTTAGGAAGTCAGCCCATGTGTCTGGGTCGGTAGAGGAAGCAGATAGACCATTGGTCTGGGTTGGTAGTTTACTCCAACGGGGTGGTTCTCCCACCTCAACAAGGCGCCAGAGAACCCAACGAGGGATACGCTTTAGTTCCATCGGTATGGAGGAAAAGTTTACGGGCAATATTTGTGGTTTCATATCATTTCCTTTCATACCCATATACTAATGCAAAAACTGCCCTTTTGTCATTTCACATTATGAAATAGTGCTTTAATATAACTAAAGTGTATAAAGGGTAGACTTTTATATAACCAAAAGTTATAGAAAGACAGGGTATCCATAGAAGTCAGGGTTACTTTACTTATTTCTTTATTTTTATTTTTTCAATGTGAAAAATATGAAAAAGAGTAAAGTAAGGGTGGATACCCTGTCTTCCCTGTCTCCGTTCCGCATTATGAAATGCTAGACCGCATAATTGCGGCAACATTGGGGTCGATAATGGTCACATCTGACGGGTGGACAACGATCACATGATCCCAGCCACCATCCATCCAGATTCGCCTTACGGTGGTTTCCCCCTCAGATTTGGAGTTAGGCTGTACCTGACCCAAAGCCCCTTCCTCGTAGCCCCAGTTAATTAGGTCTCTATTTAGGATAACCCAGTCACCTGTCTTCATTTAGGTATACGGTAGCCTTTTTGCTCAATAACCCTATATGCCCATTCTCTGAATTTAATGCGGTGTTCGGAGTCTTGAGGGTCGTTAGGATCCCACTCTGCGTCAATGATATGCTTGCCTTCCTTATCATTGAACTCAATACGGGTCATATTGCCGTCTTTGTCATATACATCTACGGGGATAGCTATCCCTAATTTAATGATTTCGCCCATCTTAATCCTCTTTTAGTTTGGAAAATGTGTCTTTAACCCCATGCTCTTGGTCTTCCCAACTGTCAGACTGACCATAGTCACCCCGAATAGCACTCATTCGTTCCGCCTTACGGGAGGGTGGCTCGACTGCAAGCCAAGCGTCAAAAGAATCTAGGTATTCTTGATATAGGGGATTGGGTTCAAATAGGGGGTGGTTTAAACCCGCTACATCTACTGTTTGAACAATTTGGGATTTGGGGACATGACCTTGTTTTGCTACTCTGTTATACCCCATTCTGTTTCTAGCCCGAATAAATCGGTCATACGCTAACTGTTGCTCTTTCGTTAATTCAATCATCATTTCCTTCGTCTAGGTGTTTTTGCTGGTTCACTACATCTAACGAGATAGGTTCTCGCTTTATGTATCCTTTTAATTGGTGGATTCGTGACTCAGGCAATTCCATCACCTTAGATAATTCCGAAATTCTTGGTTTTCGGTTTAGTATTTGGGTTAAACCCTTTTCTGCTATGCTTAACTTTTTGATGTCTTGCATTATGTTTACGGGCAATCTAATAAGATTGGCAGTATTATTCAACTCCCTACGCACCCCTCTTTCAATGAAGGGTTTTGCGTAGGTTGCGAATGATGAATTGTTTGTGGGTGTCCAACTTCGCCCCGCCATAAACAGGGCTTCGTTTCCCATAGCTACAATGTCCATCTGAGGGACTTTGCTATGTTGCCAAGCAGACGATTTTGTCACTACATGGATTACGAATCTTAGGTTATGCCTTACGAGGGCTTCTAAGGCTTCGTCATCACCATCAGCTATTCTTTTAGCTAACGCGTGTTCTTCATCTATGCTTAATTGTCTTATGTCTTGGGCTAGTAAACCTTGTAAGTATTGATCTATGTATTCTTTATCACTCATACGATTCCATAATGTGAAGTATAACTTTAATTATACCACATTACGGAATGGAATACCACAATATGAAATCTTTTATTCGTTATGCCTATGGGTCATTATGTAAATCCCCAATAACAAGCAACCTAGAAGTGGAATTGTGATACTGTTGTAATACATCTCGTATAAAGAAATCAAGCTAATTATGCCACCTAAGATCATATTAAGGCTTCTCCAAGTCGTTTAAACACAACACTAAATGTAAATTTTTTTGGCTTTCGCTTGGGTTTTGGCGGTTCTTTCCACACCAACTCCCCAAAATCATCATACTTATTCAATGACATAGAACACCTGATCGCTTACCTTCTGCCCTATGCCATCAATCTGCTCACCATTGGAGATAATCTGCAAGATGGCTACCTTATCCAAAATCCACTTGGGGACTTCGGCTTTGTTTAAACACTTTGTAGTAATAAAATTTTTTACGGCTTTGGCTAGGGTGAAATCAGATAACTCTATCTCGTCATTGTCTAATAGTTTGACCCGCCAAATCTGCTCTAGCGGGGTGCATAGGTCATTAGCTATCATCATCATGTAAGACAGGGGGTCTATTGCCGACTGCTTGCCGACACTATTTAAAACCAATTCGTCAATCCTTTGCATTGTTATGATACTTGGTTTACGCATTGTTTAAACACCTCTCATTATATCAACTACTTCTTTGGTTATGGGTATGCAGTCTTTGGGTGACACTTGTATATTGTTTATCCATGTTCTTAGCGGTTCTATTGTTTTAATTTGAATAGAACCATCTGTATGTTCTCGCCATACTGTCCATACTATATCGTCAAACAAAACATAGCTACCCACCCGCATTGTTTAAACACCTCTTAATATGTCAGCAACTTCTTTGGTGACAGGAGTAGTCACCAATGTTGTGGTGATACCCCTATGACCTAAGTTTAGCCAATAAACATCAAAACTGCGGTTTTCTTTGGGGTCACCGAATCTTAACCATTCAGGTATATCAGCGACCCCTATCGACCCATTTTTATGCAATAGGTATTGTTTCAAACCATGACCCAATAAACATTATCCTTTTCTTTTAAACCAATGTCCTCAATGTAATCCTTTTCGGTCATGATGTCTAAAACTGCCATCTTATCGCTTATGCTTTCGGGTAATTGGCTTCGATCTGTGACAATGGTATCTTCATCACCCTTCTTTTTGCGGTAGATTACCTTGTTAGGTCTAACCCACACCCCATACCACTCAGGGTCAAAATTACGATACTTGGCTATGGTTTCCCTCTCCTGCTTTAAAAAATTTAATGATTGCGTTAATTTTTGGTTGTCAGTTTGATAACCCCCATCAATAAGTTTAAACATTTCGTCAATTAAGTAATCGGGTGCATTTTCTGTGTTGCGGTAGATCATGCTATTGATTGTGTTTCTCTTTTCGTTTATAGCACTACCAAAACTGTAAAAATACTTGTCTTGAATGTATTTCATGTCAGGAGTTTTAAAATTCTTAATCGCTATGCTTGCGGTTGTCTTTATGTTCTTTGATCTGCGAATATAATCGGGGGCTTCGTAGCACCAACGACCATTCTCCATGCTCACATAATTTACAAAATACTCACCATCTTGCAACTGACCGATAAAGCCAATAGCAAAATCGGTGTCATCTGATTGATAGACTTCAAGGTAATTAAAGTTTCTAGGTGTTGATCGGGTGCTATGATCGTCTTTGCGTTCCTTCGGTTTAAACACTAGGTCGCTTCGCTTCTTTTTGATTGCTTCCATAAGATCAATAGCACCTTGCTTGATCTCCATGTTTTCATAAGTGGTTAGTATAAATTTGTCAGTCATATTTAAACCCATGTCCTATAACGATCTTTTGCTGGTGTGCCAAGTGGCACAGACTCTTTAATGAATGGCTTTGCCACTCTGTATAAATCTTTAATCATAAGGTCTTTTACATCACCCCTATACCATTGGTTTTTATGCTTATATCTCTCAGCGATTGTGAACCAACTATCAGGCACATCATCACCAACTTTGTTTAGCACATTACTACCAAATTCCTCAAGGGGGTTGCCATAAAAGTATGAGGTCTTATCAATCAATGGTGCGACCACATTGTAATACTCTAAGAATGGCTCAATAGACTTACGCAACTCTTTGGTCTTGCTTCGGTCAAGAGAATGTTTAAACTCTCTATGAACCACAACAGGCTTCCAATACTTCTCACCACTTCTGCGTTGGAGTGTAATATCTCCCTTTTCAATCGTGTAATAGGTTGGTGGTGAATCAGAATTATCAACTTGCACATATTTACATGACTTATGGTTAGCCATGCTTAAACCATTGGGCAAATTGTAATTAAAGAAGTGATAAACAGATGATGAGCTAAATTCATAGGGTGCTAATCTGCCTCTGTTTTCATTATTCCATGTAGATTTTGGAGTGTGGACTGTAATTATCTCCCAATCACCTCGTTTAAACCAAGTGATTGACCGATTGTGATTACCCTCATCACGACCCCGCCATGCGTCATGGCTAATGTAGTATTCGTTTTCATTTACCATGAATACTCTCTCCCAATCCCTTCGCCTTTCGTTAAGAGGGCGAACATTTAGGTCTTTGCGTTTACCTCGCAAGGGTTTAACTGCTTCATACCTTGCCTTGATGGTGTCGAATGTAAAACGACCCCCATTATCAGCTTGCACCTGTTCAGGTGATCTTCCATAATAACCATAACCCATTTAATTTACTCCCTTTTCTATATCGTAAACTGCTTGCCATTGTTTAAACACTTCGGGGTTTACTACTTGAAGCCAATCGTATAAGTGGAGTGGGGGCGAACCTTCAAAATCACTTTGATAATTATGTAGCCTTTCCTCAATCCATTCGTTGCGAATCCAATCCTCATCTGTCATGTTTAAACCTCGTCTATGTGGATTGTCTGACCAACAGGTGCGATTGCGTTTTTGTTATGCACAATGCACCACAACACTTGGCTAGACCAATTCCCGCCCCAATCGTTGCCTACATACCCATCAGTCAAAACGATTGCACACTCAGGCACAATGTTATTGTCTTTAAGATACTTGGTAATGCAAGATGGGCTTGTGCCACCCCCGCCTTTTGGCTTGGTTGATTGCTTCATTTTATCGGCTTCGTTTAAACCATATACCTCATGGCTTGCAACTTCGTTGTCCCAATAAAGTAAATCCACCAACTCAGGATTGACATTTTCCATAATGCTTGCCACTTCGCTAATGAATCGGTTGAGGATATACCCATCAATACTACCTGATGTATCAATCGCCACAACTACCCGCCCCATTGTTTCGCTAACTGTTGAAGGCATATAAACATCATGTTGTAGCCATCTGCGAGAGGGCTTCGCCCATGTGCTATCGTCTTTGCCTTTGCACACACTTGATACAAACTCCCTTAATGCTTCCTTCCAATTCACCTTCGCACTCATCAGGTCAGTAAAACTGCGGTCAATGCGACCATTCACCTTACCCGCTAGAATTGCACCTTGTCTAATGGCTTGGTCAATCTCGCTGGTTAGCTCTTTGATCTCATCAGGGGTCATGCCTTCTGCCCCTTCCCAATCATGCTCATCTAATCCGCTACCCTCGCCAATACCATACCCGCCCTCATCAGGTGGGTCGGGCAATAAATGGAACACTTGCCCCGAATCTAGCCCTCTAAACTTCTCATTAACTAACCCGCCTTTGGGTAAAGATACGAACCCATTGGACTGCTTGCCCTCATCTACTAATTCAAGATTGATAACATAGTCGCAAGCCATGTTAGCCTTCTGCGGGTTGATCTTGTTTAAATGTTTCCATGTTGCCATGTGCCGATACATTTTATGCTTGGCTTCATGCAGTATCACACCCCGCAAATCAGAATCGTTTAAACTCTCTACAAACTTGCGACCATAATAAACATCACGACCATTGGTGCAAGCAGTAGGTAGATCGTCTTTGACTTTGCACTCGCCAATCATCAGAATACCCGAATATGCTACAAAATCAGGGGACTTCATTAAATCAATGTGGCACTTCTCAATTCTCTGTTCGGCAGTTAGAGCCATAATTAACATTCTCCCATGTTGGCTAACATTATCAAGTAATCCACCACTTCAGTATTATCCATGCTTTGATAATCGTCAAGAGTAGCGGTGTCAATTAACTTAAATGCTTTATCAGGAACATTCACACCCAAGTATTTCAACTCACGCATTTCAATTTCTAAATTATCCCGCCAATCATTTAATTTTGATGTTATTGCCATTTACTTTATCCTTTCCCATGTTTAAACAGTCTGCCTTGCGTTCTGCACCTAACCGACTGCTATATGTTCGCTTCAACTTCTCAAACTGATAACGACCATCTACGACCATATTGCGACCAACTCCATACCTTTCATCTGAGTGGTCAAGTGCGTATGCTTCCCATTCTAAGACCATACTAGACCTCTCTAACTGATACTGTGTCATTTTCTATGATTACCTTAGCCCTACCCTCGCCAATCATCTTAAAGCCTAACTGTTGCACTATGATGACCATTTTATATTCTGACATTTTATGCCTGAAATAAACTGCAAGGGTAGTGGCTAGGATAGCCCAAGCCAATAAAAACAATTCGCTATATTCCATGATGTTTAAACCCTTTCCCCTGTATCAATGATTTCGCAACTCAACTCGTCAATCTCCATACAGTCGGGAATAGAATAAACAACTTCGTCTAACTTCTTCCATGCCTGTTCTTCCGAATTGGCTTCAACTGATGTATAGATAATGGCTTCTTCTCTAAATGTATAGATGGTCATGTTTAAACTATGCCTGTGCAAATAAGTAATTGTTAGCGGTAGCCCATTTAATAAATGCTTGGTTCGTGCCTACTGTTGCCTTCTTGCTGGTTCGCATTACTGATGTTGCAAATAGCCCCTGTTGCTCTTTACTAAGCCTTTCCAAATACTTCATAAACTTAGAAATTGTGTCCTTCTCAACTCGCTGGATTGCTGAATAGACCAACATACAAACTGCACTTGGGCTTTTTGGTATTGGTGTGGTTTCGGGCTTGTCAATGATCGCTTCCCATTCGGGCAACTCATCACTTAATTGGATAATGCTCATCATGTCGTAGGTTGCCCTGTTGCCAATCGTGCCTTTTAGCGTGTGGGCTAATACATCATGCCCTAAACCCTTTGCCTTTTTGATAATGTCACTCGCCTTGTTTAAACTGCGTGGGGTGCAAAATGCGGGGCGGGGTGTGCGTGGGTCGTAGATGTATTCGTTATCTTTAGGGTCGGAATAATCCTCAAAACTTGCCAACATCTGCGGGAATTGCTTCACACTTAGCAACACTTCGGGGGCTATGTCATGGTCAATCGCCCAATCAATCCATTGGTCTGCGGTTGGTTTACCTACCTTGACCACACTCATGCGGTTGCGGGCATGGGGCGGTAATGTATCACCAATGCCTTCTGTGGCTAGGTTGGTTGTAGCGAAAACAATAGAGCCTTCAGGTAGGCTATAAGTGCCTAATTTTCTCTCTAACATTAAACGCAAGCAAGCATTCATAACTGCTTTGGAAGCCTTGCCGATCTCATCAAGCATTAAAACAATAGGCTTGTCAAAGTGAAAGCCAAACTCCTCATTGGGGATAAATGAACACACCTCAACACCATCAAGGGTGCGAATCTTTGGCACTAAAAAATCGCCAACATCTTTGGTAGTCATGTCCCCATAACAAAAGTGGTGCGTGGTGTTTAAACGACTTTGAAGGATTTTGAGGATAGACGATTTACCTATCCCCATCTCACCTTGAGCCAATACTGTGGTGGTATCGCCTACTGCTTGAATCAGGTCAGCACATTGGGTCAATGATATTGTTTTGTATAAATCTGACATTTAATTATCCTATTAGTTTATGGTGGTTTAATACTGCCCCTTTCGGGGGCTTTAAAACTGTTTACATGGCTTCACCCATTGGTTGTAAGGGATTACTGCCCCCGCTTGTCTAGGCGGGTTTATGGTTCGCTTGCTGGTGGTTTTATCTCCCATTAGTTAGCAAATTTTCAGTAAGTATATAGATCAGGGGCTAAACAAAAAACTAGGAATAACCCTACTAAAAGCAAAGCCACTAAATAATCATCTCTCGTCATGTTTAAACTCCATAATCCAATCAATGTAAACTTCATTAAAATCTAGCCATCTAGCTAGTCGCTTGCGGTTGGGCTTGTCAATGGGGTAATTAAGCAATAGCCCCCACTCACCCACTCTAACCAACTCAAAAAATTCAGGCTGGTTAGGCTTGCGGTATAACTTAATCACCCGCATTGTTTAAACACCCCGCCCATCTTTGCCATACTAATTCGTCTTTGACTAACCTACGCATTAACTGACTAGAATTAAGGTCTAATTCTTTACAGTAGGTGTCCCATCTTTGTTTTAATTCCAAATCTACAAAAACAGTTAAGTGTGTTCCTGTCGTATCGGTCTTTTCGGTTCGTGGTCTGCCCCTAGCCATGTTTAAACACCTTTTTATCAATCCATTTAAAATTAAATGAAGGTTGTGGGTTGCCGAAAGGCGATTCAATCATCTCAATCGTTGCGTAATCTGCTTCGACAACAGGGGGGTGTTTAAACGCTTCGGCTATCCATTCGGCTTCTTGTAAACTTTGAGCCACACTATCTCCAAAAGTAAACCCGCTATATTCATCTGCACCCACATCATAACTAAATTCATGGGCTTTAATAATGGGTTCGTCATCAGGGTAGCGTGAATCTATATAACGAATGGTGCGGTGATGCCAATAAAAATCTGACATGGTTTAAACACTCCCCAAGTTTTTAATGTTGGTTATCATGCGGGAATGTGGCGGGTCATCAAATCTGATCGTTATCCACTCGCCTTCAATAGATAGGATTGTGGCTAGTGATTCGCCACACCATAACACCCTATCGCCCCTACTCATGGTTTTCGCCCAAAATAAAGCCGAAAGTAAAGCAAGACAACACTAGCCCCGCAACTGCCCAAAATGGGGTTTGTTCTATGACTGTCTGTATGCACAACACAATCAGGGTGACAGTAATGCTTATGACTGCAATAAAAAATGTGTTCATGGTGTTTAAACACCTTCCTGATTGAACATACTGTCAAAAAACACTTGGGGCTTTTCTGTGGCTTGCACACCATCTAGCCACTTGTTTATATGTCGGCTAGTGGTGACTGACCATTTTTTATCGGTGCGATAGTAGTCATAGGTGTGCTTGTCATAACAGGCAACAGGGGTCGCATAACTGAATAAAACATTATGGCGGGGGGTTTCGATTAGTGTCATGTTGCTTGCTAATTGTTTGAGTTTGAATGATTGCATGGTTTAAACATGGCGGGGTTTCCCCCGCCAAGCCTTTCGTGGTTAAATGGTTGGTTTGCCTAGCATTAGTGCTAATTCGTTGTAAACAGATTCCCTTGAGCCTTTTAATCCTAGCTCTTTTTTAATCAGGCTATACATGGTCATACCTCTGCTCATGCGTAGCCCTTGCAATTCAAGTTTTAAACCCCTTAGCATGGTGCAATATCTAAAGTGTGCGATTTGTGTCGGGTTGGTGATCATTGTCATGTTTAAACACTCCATTGGTTGATTGGATAATTTTCGGGATTGGCGAGGGTAATCCCCTCAATGATTGGGAAGAATTGCCCGCCCAGACTGTCATCATAAAATGACCCTTGAGTTAATTGGCGAGCATAAATAACCGAATCACGATAAATTGTGCCATCACTATTGCCTAGCACAATTCGCCCCGTTAATTTGCCTTTTAGGGCTTGGGTGTCGCTTGATGTTGCACCACTTCTAAAGTGCATTTTAGAATTGGCGGTGTGCCTGTCTGTATCCCAATATGGCTTATAAGCGAATACTGCGACATTGGCGGGTTCACCATCACTACATAACACCCGCTTGGCGGTGATTCTATAAACATAAACTCCCATAATGTTCTATTCCTTTTTAGGTTAGTAATCAAGTGCGAATTGCACAATCAAATTAGATCAAATTGCGGGGGCATTGTCTAATATAGAAAAGTAATATAGAAGCGGGTTTTTATACTTAGGGTTTACCCTCGAAAATCGAGATCAGGGGGCGGGTGAGGTAAGGGTAGCCTGAGCATAAAAAACGGCTAAAAAGGGGCTTAAAATGAGTCTGATTAGATTATGGAATATAGGGCTAATAGGGGGTGCGATTTTTTGGCGGGTGTGGCATTGTTTAAACAATATGAGGGGCAAAAAAAATCGGGGCATAGCCCCGATTGGTTTAAACATGGCGAGCTATGATTTTCTAATCCAATACCCATAAATCATTTTATGAGAGCAATCCCATGTGTCATGCGGTATTCCATCTATGATAGCCACATAATGCCCCGCTTGTCGAGCTATCACTATCCCGCTAGGCATATCGGAACAGTAGGCTTTTCTGCCCTCAAATTTTGGGGCTGGTTGCCATAGCCAATTAAACACCAATAAAACATTGGCATAAATATGCCTATCTACCCCATTCCTAGCCGATTTAATGCCATGATGTTTGAAATTCGCATGGGCTATATGGTCATAAGCCTTTTGATAATCCATAGCTAAGGCAATAGCCATAGCCCTAGCCCCGCAATCGCCAGCAGAGCCTTTATAGCCCGCCTTAGCTCTGCCCCCATCATTAAATTCGAACATAATCTATTTTCCTTCCGTAGTGTTTAAACAGGGGGCAAGATTGCCCCCCTGATTGATTTAGCCCTCGAATCCCTCGCCATCTTCGGGCTCATATTCTGACCACATTTTGCCATGACCTAGCGGGCATTTTGGCATGGCTATTTTTATCCACTTGCTAGTGGTGCGGATAGCGTAGCCACACTTCAAACACTTACAGGCTAGATTGCGGGTTGTTTGCCTTTTGTAGCTTGCGGTGAGTTTTGAGTGTGGATATTCGCCCTCATTTTTAACCCACTCTTGAATCAAGGCACTAAGCCACTCGCCAGCTTTAGTGCTGGTGAGTTTGCCCTCTAATCCAACTGATCTAGCACACAAGCCAAACACCTTATTGTGACCCTCTTTATTGCCAACAGTAGCGTGGCATAGCTCATGGATAAGAACATCAACTACCCGAACAGAATCGGCTAGGCTTGGCACAATCATTATTTGAATGGTGTCATCAGATGACATGGAAGCGGGATAGCACTCGCCAAGTGCAAATCTCTTTTGGTGTTTCTTAGTGTGAATCCCGCCACTAGCTAGTGAACAGGATAGGCGAACATTGGCGGGGATTGCGTAGCCCTTTGAAGCAAATAGGGGGCGAATGTATTTATCGGTGATGAGAGTAAGCCAAGCCTCTCTGTTGGCATTGGTGCTGGTTGGTGCTGGTTGGTAGGTGAGTAATAACATTGTTTTATTCCTTATGTTTTGGTTAAGTGGAAAATCCACACCTAATAATCGCATGGTTTAAACATTGTCCATATTAGGGGAAACCCTATTAGGGTAAACCCTCGAAAATCGAGATCGCAAGGGGGTTGGGGCTAGGGTAGCCTGACCGATCAACTCAGCTAAAAAGGGGCTTAAAATGCGTCTGATAGGATATTTCACAATGTGGGATTTGGGGGTATCTATTCACCCCTTCCCCTCAACCCTCGCACCCGCATAGCCATGCCACCTGATAGCCATGTTGCACCGCAACACCAATGCACCAACATGGTGCAATCCCTTACTGCCAATGTGGGTATTGTTTAAACCACCTCGCTACCTGTCAGCCATGTTGCACCGCACCATCATGCACCACTATGGTGCTTCCGCATTGTGGGATAGAGTTTCATAATGTGAAAAAGGAATTCTTATTTAGCTAAGAGGGGGGTCTGTTTAAACTCGATACCCCTAAAAAATAGACCCCCGTGCCCTCGGGACTGGGGCCCCACCAAGACTAAGTTTTTATATTTTTCTACACCGGACCCCGGTTTTTGCTAAGTCATTGATTTATATAGAGGGGGCCTTTTCAAAAGACAGGGAAGACATAGAAGTCAGGGTCTAAATGACTTTATTCCTAATTTTTTTTTTTTTTTTTTTTTTTTTTTAAAAAGAATAAAGTGAAATAGACCCTGGATACCCTGTCTTTCTAGTGGTTGGGCTCTCAAAAAACACTACATCTAGTAGGTCAAAATATTGTGGGCGTTTTTAATTGGGTTTGTGCATTAGTATATGTATGAGTCAATACGTGTACCAAATCCACGGAGCATTGGAAAATGCAGAGGGCCAGTTCAAAGGGCTAAGGGTTTTGGTATGCGACTTATACAATTTCGAGTCTGTGGATGTCCCAGTCGAAATACTAGACAATGAAACGGCAAAATATATCCAGTTTCGCTTAAAAGTAACAACCCAGCCATTGGATATTCAAAAGCTACCCGTTTCAGTTCAAAACCGAATCAGAGGGCCGTTAGGGCACTGGTTAGATTATTGGGTGACTAAAAACTTCTATGGCGGTCCTAGCAAATCAAAAGATACTAACGCTTGATTATTGGAAAAGAGCAGACCAGGTCCAAGAAGGTGACCTGTTACTAGACCGCAATGGTCAACCTGCCAAAGTAACCTTAGTCCAAAAATACACCCCGCCACATTGCTATGAGGTTTTATTCAACGACCACCTGACCATAGCTGGAGATGATAAGCTGGGGTTTGTGGTTGAGACACACCTTGACCGCTGCAAAGAATCCCAATACAAAGGTCTACGTCCTAGAGACCGCCAATACCGGGTCAAGCAAATCTCAGACCTACTTATTGAACCCCTACATAATCCAGTCCAGCATCATTTTATCTATTCGGTTCCAACAACCAAACCACTGCAGCTACCGCACCAAGACTTACCAGTGCCGCCGTTTATTTTTGGATTCTGGTTCTTTAACCGTAAGAAGCGCAAACAGATGGTAGCATTCCAGGACTTTCAAGATGACATACATCAGGCCTTTAGAGATGCTGGATATCGTGTTAAACTAGGGTGTAAAATAAAACAATTGCGCTATGAGTTTACAACAACCCCTACAATCGAATCCCAGCTTGCACCTAATGTGCCAGTTCGTATCCCAAACAACTATCTCATGGGTTCGTATGAGCAAAGACTTGAATTGCTCAAAGGAATACTGCAAGCTAAACACCGGCAATACAATCCACGCACTAAAGTGTTTAGAATAACAAACATGAACGAGGCTTTGGTACGTCAATGTCAATGGTTAGTGGAATCGTTGGGCCATAAAACCACGTTTTTCTTCAACGACCAGGTTAAAAATCACACCCTTACGTTTAAATCTCGCCTAAATTTGATACCTAACCAAATTCCACCAGTCAAAAAACGAGTGTTAGCCCGCCGCCAGATCAGAGAAATCTACGAAATCCAGCAACAACCTTGCGTTCACATTGAAACCACTGGAGATCGCGGTACGTTTTCAGTAGGAGAAGGATTTATTTCATGCCTTTAACAGCAAAACAAGAGCTAGTCCTTAAAAAATTTGCTCAAAACAATAAACACTGGCCCAAACAGCAGCTAGAAGCGGCTATGTGGCAAGTAAAATGGCAGATTCAAGCCCTGCCACACCAAAGGGAGCCAGAAGATGGAGAATATGACACGTTCCTTATGCTTGCCGGTCGTGGATCTGGCAAGACGCACACTGCTTCTCATTGGATTGGCATTCGTGCTTGGAAATACGATAACACACGCTGGCTCGTCACAGCCCCAACCTCAAACGATATCCGAGCAACCTGCTTCGAAGGGGATAGTGGACTCCTTAATATCATCCCACCCAGCATTATCAGGGATTACAACAAGTCGCTCTTCGAAATCACCCTTACCAACGGCTCCATTATACAGGGAATCCCCGCCTCCGAACCGGAACGCTACCGTGGTAAACAATTCCACGGCGCCTGGTTCGACGAGCTCTGCGCATTCGACTACCTTGACGAAGCCTACGACGGTGTGCAGTTCACGTTGCGTCTTAAAGATCCCCGCATCCCCCGAGTCCAGCAAATAATCACCACAACCCCCAAGCCAAAAGAACTAATTGTAGACCTTAACGAGGGAAAAATTGGTGGCGATGTGTATGTGGTCAACGCTTCGTCCTTTGACAACCGAGAAAACCTATCTGAAACCTTCTTCAAGCAGTTAGAAACATACGAAGGCACCGACATGGGCCGCCAAGAGATCTATGGCGAGATCTTGGACCCAGAAGCATCTGGTATTGTCAAACGTAAATGGTTTAAAATGTGGCCAGCCTCAATTCCAACCCCAGACCTTGAGTACGTTATTGTTTCCTACGACCCGGCTACCAGCGAAAAAACAACCAATGACCCAACCGCATGTACGGCGTGGGGCATTTTTGAAAAACAAGACGCTGGTACTTGTGTTATAATGCTAGATGCTTGGGACCATCACCTTAACTATCCTGAGTTGCGCCGTAAAGTAATTGATGACTACAAAGAGGTTGTGTACGGAGCCGACAATGATTTTGGTAAAGGCAAAAAAGCCGACATGGTTTTGATGGAAGACAAATCCGCTGGTATCTCACTGATCCAAGAACTTCAAGGTTCTGGTATTTATGTGCAAGGTTACAACCCAGGGCGGGCGGATAAAGTACAGCGTTTAAACATTGTGGCACCCCTAATTGCCAAAGGAAAAATTTATATTCCGGAAGATCCTGTAAAGAAAGGTGAGTTTGCAGACTGGTCCAAACGTTTCATACGGCAGGTGTGTTCTTTCCCAGTCGCTGGTGGGCATGACGATTATGTTGATTCTCTTAGTCAAGCACTTCGAGTACTTAGAGATTCTGGTTGGGTTAATTTGGACCCGATTCCAGTTAGGGATTATGATTATGCGGACCAAGATCCATCTAAACGTAGTGCAAATCCTTATGCTCAATAATTAGGGCGGAAAATACGTTATTTGTGCATTAGTATAAGTAGGAATACGAAAAGCGCCTGCAGCGCCTGTTTGGACCCTACATCCAATCTAGTTTCCGGCCAATTAAACTTGTAGGGAGTTAAAATGAAAAAACTTAAACGTGGCGACGTACGTGAAGACGGTATGGTATTTTGGGTTAAAAGATCAACTTGCCAAAACGGTGAATATTGGATAACAAAAGATCAATACCTAAGTTTTAATAAAAAAGAACAAGATAGGCACCATAAACAAGTATCTTCCAAAGATGGTCACTTAAGAAAAAATTTAGCAAGTATAAAACGACGGGCTAAATTAAAAAATTTAGATTTTGATTTAGATTTTGATTATTTAATTAAAATTGCTCCAGATTTTTGCCCCATTTTAAATATAAAACTAGGATGGGGTCGTAGAACTAAAGGGATAGCAGAATTTGATAGCCCGTCATTGGACAGAATAAATCCAAAATTAGGATATACAAAAGGAAATGTTGCTTGGATTTCAAATAAAGCAAACATGATAAAAAATGATGCGCAGCCCGAAGAACTTCGAGCTGTAGCAAATTGGATGGAAACTCAATAACCTATGGCCCAACCACAATTACCAATTCAAGCCGGAGCTGCCCTCCCAAGTTTGGACCGCGAGGAAGATGTACAACAAGCTGCGGATCAAGATGAAGATATCGAGCAGCTTGAAGAAGCGCTTGGTTTGGATTCCGATGAAGCCGAACAAGAAGTTATTGAACTTGAAGACGGTTCTGTTGTAATCAACTATCAAGAAAAGAAAAGCCCAAAACAAGATCCAGATTTTTACACTAACCTGGCAGAGATCCTGGATGAAGATGTACTTGCCAACTTGGCAAACGAGTATCTTGACTACATTGACGTAGACAAAGAGGCTCGCAGTGAAAGAGACAAACAGTACGAAGAAGGTCTTCGTCGTACAGGACTAGGTAAGGACGCACCTGGAGGAGCCACGTTTGACGGAGCTTCCAAAGTCGTCCACCCTGTTATGGCAGAAGCATGCGTTGACTTTGCTGCGTCTGCTGCTAAAGAACTTCTTCCACCAGATGGTATTGTTAAATCAAATATCAAAGGCGATGCAGACCGCATCAAAGAAGAAACAGCAAACCGTAAAGTATCATTTCTAAATTGGCAACTTTCTGAGCAGGTACCTGAATACCGCGACGAAATGGAGCAACTGCTCACACAACTTCCACTTGGCGGATCGCAGTATCTCAAGTGGCGCTTTGATGACGAACAAAAACGTCCTCTGTGCGAATGGGTTCCAATTGACAACATCATTCTTCCTTATGCTGCAACCAACTTCTACACTGCACAGCGTGTAGCAGAGCAGCAAGACATTACAGAAGACACATATCAAAAGCGTATTGACGACGGCACATACCGTGACCTCGATAATCTCAATTACAGCTCAGACGCACCACTAACAGATCAAACTCGTTCTGAAGTAGCGAACAACAAGATTGAAGGCAAACGTGAACCTTCCAAAAACATTGATGGATTGCGTCGTGTTTATGAAATTACTTGTTACTTACGTTTAGAAGAAGATCCGTTAACAGAAGGTCGTCGCGCCCCCTACATTTTAACAATTGATGAGTCAAGCGGTGACGTCTTGGCTCTTCGTCGTAACTGGGAAGCCAATGATGAGAAACTCGAAAAACTGGATTGGTATGTTGAGTTCAAATTCATTCCTTGGCGCGGTGCTTATGCTATTGGCCTCCCCCATCTTATTGGTGGCCTCTCTGCTGCTCTTACTGGTTCTCTACGTGCTTTGCTTGATGCTGCTCATATCAACAACAGTCAGACAATGCTTAAACTCAAAACTGGACGAGTTAGTGGCCAGTCTGACAGAATTGAACCAACCCAAGTAATTGAAGTAGAATCTGGCCCCGGCATTACTGACATCCGTCAGATTGCTATGCCAATGCCGTTTAATCCACCTTCGTCAACTCTGTTTGATTTATTAGGTTGGTTAACAAACGCAGCAAAAGGCGTAGTTACAACGGCAGAAGAAAAGATTGGCGAGATTAACTCCAATGCTCCAGTCGGTACAACACAAGCTCTGATTGAGCAAGGAGCTAAAGTATTCTCTAGCATCCATGCACGTTTACATCGCTCTCAGGCTAAATCCCTAGCAATTATTTCTCGTCTAAATCACTGGTATTTAGAAGAGATGGACAACGAGTCTGGCTCTGAAGTTAAAGTACGTGACTTTGCTTATAACAACGATGTTCGTCCCGTTTCAGACCCTAACATTTTCTCTGAGACCCAGCGTTTAGCACAGAACCAAGCCCTGTTACAAATGGCTACCTCTGCGCCTCCTGGTATGTTTGACATCCGCGCTGTGTATCGCCGTGTATTAGGCCAGCTCAAGGTGCCTTCAGTAGATGAAGTGTTACCAAACCCATTAGGTGCTAAAGAATCTAACCCAGCTCTTGAAAACGTCTCAATGACTATGGGCCGTCCAGCAGCTGCTTACCCAGACCAGGACCATTTAGCCCATATCAAGATTCACTTAGAGTACGCAATGAACCCAGCCTACGGTGGCAACCCCGTAATTGGACCAACATTTGCACCACAAGCCTTGCAGCATATCAAGCAGCACTTGACATTGCACTATCTGCAGTCTGTTCGCGGTTATGTAGCTCAGGCTTCAGACAATGGTAAAGATGTGTTTGATCTGCATCAAGAAAAACCAATGACACAGCAGGCGCAACAAGCTATTGCATTGGCTTCACAGTTGGTAAACGAAGAGTCACAGCAAGATCTTGGACCATACATCCAACAGATCCAACAGTTGTCACAAAAAGTTCAACAGATGCAACAAGCTCAGCAGCAGTCTGCTATGATGGCTGACCCAACAGCTGCAGTAATTCTCAAGACCCAAATGGCTGAGACTCAGCGTAAACAGCAAGAAGCTCAAGCTAAGATGCAACTTGACTTGCAAAAAGCACAACAAGAGTACCAGATCAAAGTGGCTCAGTTGCAACAGCAAGTTCAAGAGTTGGCAGCTAAGTACACAACCCAATCTAACATTGATAGCCAACGTAATGCTACAGATATTGCAATGGCTAATATCAACAACTCTGCTAAAGAACGTGTTGCAATGATTAGCGCTGGAGCCGCAATGGACCAGCAACAAGCTAAGTTAGAACATGAGCAAAACATGTCTGCAATGGAAGCTACTATGGCTGCCGAACAAGATATCCGCCAACATGGATTAGAAGTTCAGCAGCAAGCATTCGAGCAACAAGCTGCCCAGGTTCAAAACAATATTGAGGCACAGCATCAAGCCACAATGGCACAGCAGCAACAAGCACAAGCTGCACAAGAGCATCAACAGGGCTTACAACAAGCCGATCAACAGCATCAACAACAGTTAGCCCAAGCAGACCAGCAGCATCAACAACAGATGCAGCAAATGCAAGAGCAACAAGCAGCACAACCACAGCAACAACCACCCACAGAGGAAGCATAATGGCAACTAAAAAACAAGACGGCGGAGAATTAGGTTTCAAAAAAGCCTATAAAATGACCGGCACTCCCGGTTACGCTGGCGGCCCAGATCAAAAAGTAGAAACTGGTGCATCCGGTAGCAAACGCGCTAATAACGCAGTATTAAACCAAAATAAAGTTAAATCAAGCAAAGTTGGTCCAGATAAGAATCTGAACGAAATTGGCGGTGGTAACTTTTATTAAAATTTGGGGCGGGTTTTTTAGTATTTTTGCATTAGTATAAATATGAAGGACCCAATCTCAGAATTTATTGGCCGCTTGAAAGAAGCTGGCGACGAATTGAGTCAGGCTATTACAGCTGGCGTCAATATCCACTCGTTCGATGACTATCGGGCAATGGTGGGTAGGCATGAGGGCTTAATGGAAGCTCTTGATATTTTAAACAACCTCTTGCAGGAGGATAGCGAGGCTGAATAGCCTAAAGGAGCACTGAATAGTGTTTGACTTAATGCAAAATGACGAACCTGATACAAGATCTGAACAAGAATGTTTTCCAGATATTGATCATGGAGTTGAAGTAGCTGGAGACCGTGTTTTAGTCCAACTAAGACGCGAAAAGTCAACCAGTAAGGGCGGAATCATCCTAGTTGATGAAACCAGACAGACGTTAAGATTCAATGAAACCGTTGCTAAGGTTCGCCAAATTGGCCCCCTAGCATACAAGTCACCAGATGACTTAACACCATGGGTTGAAGGACCCTGGTGTAAAGAAGGCGACTTAGTTCGTACCATTAAATACGGTGGCGATCGTTTCATAGTGCAACCAGATGATGAGGGCTCCCCAGTGGTGTTCATTACCATCCAGGCACGTGAAGTCATCTCTCGCATCAAGTCGTTTGAGCATGCGCAGAAGATGAAAGCGTTTGTAGATTAACTTTTGAAAGAAAAGTATGGCAGAAAATGAAAAAGATATTCCTGTAAAAGAACAGGATGATGGGACAGCGCTAGTAGCATTAGAAGAGCACCCAGAAGATCTTTTAGTTCTTGAAGAAGGCGAAGAGGCCGAAAAAGAGAGCAAAAAGAAAAAGAAAAAAGAGAAGGACGATGAACCTTCTGCAGAAGACGAAGATCACGACGAAGAAGATCACGACGATGAGCCAAATGATGGCGAAACCGAAGAAGAACGTGAAAAAATCCGTGAAGCAAGACGCGAAGAGCGCCGGCTTAAGAAAGATTTAAAACGTCAGCGTGAAATCTCTGCAAAAAACAAGATTCAAGCGCTTGAGCGCCGCAATGAAGAGCTAGCTAAGCGGTTAGCAGCAGTAGAAAGCACCGCTTCCTCGTATCAACTTGCACAACTCGATAAAGCCGTGGAAGATGAAGCCACCCGAGTTGAGTATGCTAAGATGCGAATGGTACAAGCAGCTCAAGAAAACGACGTTGCTGCTCAAATGGAATACTTGGAACAGTTAACAGACGCTAAACAACGTTTGGCTCAGGTCCAAGCATATAAGAAACAACAACTCGAGACAGCCAAGTCTCCAAAGCAAAATGTTCCAAATCCGATTAATACGGAAGTGCAACAGAATGCTACCAAGTGGCTCAAAAAGAACTCTTGGTATGACCCACAGGCTCGAGATACAGATAGTAGAATTGCCAAAGTAATTGACCAAGAACTTGCCGGTGAAGGCTGGGATGCAGCAGATCCAGAATACTGGGAAGAACTAGATAATCGTTTACAGGCACGTTTACCACACCGCTACGCATCAAAGGGCAACTCGTCCAACAAGAAGGCAGGACCAACATCCTCCAATCGGTCGAGCAGCTCACAGGTAGCAAAGCCAGGAACCGTCATGCTTAGTCGTGATCGAGTTCAAGCAATTAAAGATGCTGGCGCATGGGACGACGTAGCTAAACGAAACAAAATGATTCGTGCGTATCAGGCGTACGACAGACAAAATAAAGGTTAATTAAAATGGCAAATCCAAGAATTAAACGTGACTTAGATGATCGCTTAGCCGATCGAGCACAAGAAGTAATGGAACGCGCAACAACTGCGAATCCAGATGACATTGCACGTCGTGAACGCCTTGATGCGTTTAGAGACAAGTGGGCAAATAGTGCGTTGCCCGATCTTCCTGCAGGGATTATCCCGGGGATGCACTTGTGTTGGTTGTCAACAACCAATACTTACGACAGTATCGACAAACGTATGGCGTTGGGTTATGAGCCAGTTAAAGCCTCTGATTTAGGTAAGGGCTTTGAAGGACTAGGCAAAATGAGCTCGGGCAAGTTTGAAGGCTGTGTTAGTTGTAACGAAATGGTGCTCTTCAAATTACCAGAAGACATCTACCAAGAAGTTATGCGCATGCTACATCTCGAGGATCCTCTCGAGCACCAACGCAACATCACGGCTCAAGTCCGTGGGGCTGCAGAGGGAAAAAATGGCGGCCGTAGCCACTTGGAAGGTGGTCTTTTGGAGATGGAAAAGGACACCGCAAAAGCGAATAATAAAAACATTCGTTTCCAATAACATTCTTCAAAAACAAAGGAAATACAATAAATGTCCACAACATTTAAACCCTTTGGTCTGAAGCCTGTCTACCACCCAAGTGGCTTAGATCGTTCTGTACCATTTGTAGGCACCAATACCTACAATCCAGGAACAACCTATACAGCCCCTTACAGTCTGACTAGCGCACAAGTTGCGTTTTATCAGTACACCCCAGTGGCTTTGACAGCATCAGGTCAATTAACAGTAGCAGCACAAGCAGCAGCATCCACAACCATTGGTCGTGTATATGGCTCTTTCGATGGCGTTGAGTACACCAACTCTGACGGTCGTCGTGCAGTAGCTAAATACGCAACAAAGGCAACTTTGGACGCTTCTACTCAGATCATTTTCTGGATCTTCCAAGACCCACAATTGATCTATGAAATCCAGTGCAATGGCTCAGTAACAACTGCAGCTATCGGTACTCAATACAACTTTGACACAACCTCTGGCTCCCTCGTAACTGACGGTACAGCTATTGGTGTAGGTGGCGCAGGCTTCTCTACTACAGCTCTTTTGGCAACTCCAGTTGCTGCAGGCGCTCAAGGTCAAGTACGTGTTGTTGGATTAGGCCGTGAAGTAGCATATCCAGCTGGCAGCAATAACAGCTGGGGTGATGCTTACACGATTGTTCAAGTACAGATCGCAAACAATATGTTTGTAGCCGCTTCGGTCTCGATCTAATATAATACGAAAGGAATAAGCAATGGCAACCCCAATGCGTAGTACAGACTTTCGTGCGGTAGTCGAGCCGATTATCAACGAAGTCTTTGATGGCGTTTACGAACAACGCGACGACGAGTGGAAAGGATTTGTTGAACAGATCCAAGGTATCCCACGCAATTACCATGAAGAAGTAATGCTTTATGGTATGAACGCAGCTCCTGCAATGCCTGATGGCACTCCAGTTAGCTACGATCAAGGTGGTACACTGTACATCACTCGCTTTATCTACCAAATCTATGGCTTGGCATACGCCTTGACCAAAGTTTTGATGGAAGACGGTGATCACATCCGTATCGGTTCAACATTTGCTAAGCACCTTGCTCAGTCAATGATTGAAACCAAAGAAACATTGTGCGCTAACTTGCTCAACTTCGCATTTACAACCGGCTATGTCGGTGGTGATGGCGTAACATTGATCAATACAGCTCACCCTGTTGCTAACGGTTTGACATACTCTAACCAATTGTCTACAGCTGCTTCTTTGAGCCAAACTTCTGTTGAACAGATGTTAATTCAAATCCGTGGCGCTATCGACAACAACGGTAAGCGTATCCGTTTGAAGGCAGAACAGTTAGTTGTTCCACCAGCACTCGAGTTCCAGGCAGAAGTTATTCTGAAGTCTGTTCTCCGTTCTGGTACAGCTGACAACGATTTGAACCCAATCAAATCAACAGGTATGTTGCCAAAAGGCACACACGTGGTAACACGTTTGTCCTCAAGCAAAGCCTGGTGGGTTCAAACCGATGCAGAAAATGGTCTCATGCTCGTAATGCGTCGTCCAATGGAGAAATCCATGGAAGGCGACTTCGAGACTGATTCTATGCGTTACAAAGCCACTGAGCGTTATGCTACAGGTTGGCACGATGCACGTAACGTGTTCGGTACAGCTGGTTTGTAATCCAAACCTCTCGTAGTAACAAAAAAGCCACCCACAAGGTGGCTTTTTTGCATTTTAGGGCGGAAAAGGTGTGGATTTTGCATTAGTATAAATAGGAAGATTAATCCCATTCTGACCGCCGACACTTCCCGGTGAGACGACTTAGAGACAGCTTGGGATACCCACTAAGATAAGGAAATTAAAATGTCCAGCACATTTACAACACCCATTCGCGTATTTAAACGCAATAACCCAACAAACAACGGCACAATCGCCCCAGACAACACTGGTGCAGCCCGTCTGTCACAACAAAGCTACATCACCAACCCAATCGTAGGTACAACTTCTGGCGCAACAGTTTTAACAACTGCTGACATCGGTTCTACTACAGTAACTCCATTTGTATTGCCAGCTGGCGCAATCATTGAAAGCATCGCCCTCTATCAAGACGTAGCAGCTACTGGTTTGACTGGTGGTGTAATCACTGTATCTATCGTTCAGACTAGCCCAACCGATGGTTCTTTGACAACTACAGCAATTGGTACAATTACTCCAACCGCAGCTGGTGGTCGTATCGCTGGTGTATTCACAGCAACTGCAGCAACTGCAGCTATTATTGAAAACATTGGCACACTCGACGCCACATTGACATTCTCTGCAGCTACTGTATCTGCCAACACCGGTACTTTGGGTGGCACAATTTCTGTAGATTACACTGCACGTAACGTTGACGGTTCTATCACTGCCTACGGTTCTGGTTATACAAATAACTAATTTAGATGGCGGGCTAGTCCCGCCTCTTTTAACCGTCTAGGAGAAATACATGGCTAACGCCTACAATCCGTTTACATCCCCTCCCCATTCCGTAACTGTTCAAGGTGCTTACGAGCCATTTGACTTACAAGTTTCACGTGGTCAAATTATGGGGCACCAAACATTAAGTTTGTTTGGCTACCAAGCTGCCGTAGGCAATACTTCTATTCCAGTTTGGGAAAACGCAACAGCTTATACATACCCAACTTCAGCGTCTACGATGACTGTTGTAAGTACATCTACATCTGATGATACTAGTGCAAAAATTTTAATTTCTGGTTTAGATGCAAATTTTTCTCCAATTTCTGAAACTATTGCGCTAAACGGCACAACTGGTGTTACAACTGTCAATAGCTACTTCCGTATTAACAGTTTGTTAATGACATCACCAGGTACAAGCCAAACAACTAACGTTGGTACAATTACTGTTAAACAGTCTAGCAATATTTTAGCTCAAATTAACGCCGGTATTGGTAAATCACAAAGTACGGTATACACTGTCCCTGCAGGATATACTTTCTATTTGGATTTTGCAGAAGTTAATACATCAAATAGCTACACATCAGCAAACATTGTCACTTACAAAGTACAAGCTATTAACAATAACACCGGTATAAAATTAACTGTTTTACAACAACCATTTGTATCCATTTACACAGCCAATAGAACTTCTGATCCATTTGCTTATACAGAAAAAACTGATATTCAATGGCAGTTAGTAACAAGCACAGCTACTACAATTGCTGCGGGTGTAATTATTGCTGGTAAATTGATTAAAAACGATTGTCAGTCAGCTTAAGGCAGTTAAATGCCTGTTTACATTGATACGCGGGGTAATTCAGTCCTATCTGTGGCGATCTGCGATCGCTGCAGTAGGAAATTTGCGTATGTAGATTTAATGCCAGACCCCAATTTCCCCGGAATGAGGGTATGTAAGGAAGATCGAGATAATTTTGATCCTTGGCGTCTTCCAGCTTTACAAACAGAAAACATTGCATTGCGTTTTCCACGTCCTGATGTATCTATTGCTACTGGCCCAATTGGCGGTAACGAAATTACAACAGAAAACGGATTTCAAAATGGTAATTCAATATTTATTGAGGGTGTTCCATCAGCAAATACCCAAGGTGATTTGAATACTATGAGTAACGTGGTGCCATCACCTATGACATTGGCTCCAAAAGTGGGTTCTATATCTCCCGCCACTGGACCAAAAACTGGTGGCACAAATGTCACAATTCATGGCAGTAACTTTACAGATATTGCAACTGTTAAGATTGGTGGTGTTGTAACAACATTTAATTTAGTAGACTCATTAACTATTACAGCAGTGACACCAGCGTATGCGGTTACTGGTATTGTAGACGTTGAGGTATTTTCTCCGTTTGGCAATAGTACAGCATACGGTGCGTTTACTTATACCTAAAAATGGCAGATCAGTCGATAACCCAATTACCAGTCGCTATCTCCGTAACGGGCGATGAGCAGACTGTAATTGTACAAAGAGGCGTTACAAAGCAAGTACAAGTAAGTCTGATTGCTAACGCAGTATCACCTGGTAAGTTAATTACTAACGTAGTACTAAATGCTCAAAACTATTTAGTATTTTATTACAGTGATGGAACAACTTCTACCACCGGCCCAATTCCTGGGTACACAAATGCAACAATTAATGGTGCTGGTCATTTAATTCTGACCTTAACCACCGGTGGTACAGTTGACTGCGGTAATGTAGTCGGCCCACAAGGACCTACCGGACCAACGGGACCTGTAGGCCCCGCTGGAGCATCAGCTAGTGTAAATGCAGGTTCTGCAACAACACTACCTTATGGTTCTACACCAACAGTAACAAATACCGGCACAACTCAAAATGCGGTGTTTAACTTTGGTATTCCGGCTGGTCAACCCGGAGCTGGTGGGGCTACAATTGCAAATGACAACAGCACCAACGCAGTACGCTACCCAATTTTTACAGATGTAACCAGCGGCACATTAACCACAGAATATGTGTCGTCTTCAAAACTACAATTTAACCCCGGAGCTGGCACACTAACAACTCCAATCGTTACCGCAACAGCCGGCATCGGCGGCGGAATATTTTAAGGTAAATACATGGCACAGTCAGGCTATACACCCATACTACTATACAGCTCAACGACAGCGTCTCAAGCGCCGTCTGCAGCCAACTTAACTAATAGCTCTAGTGGTTCTGAGATTGCCATCAACGTTACCGATGGTAAGTTATATTACAAAGATAATACTAACGCTATTCAGCTAATTGGCAGCAAAAGTGCTGCAGCGGGTATATTTAGCTCAGTAACAATCACTGGCGGCACAATCAACGGCACAGCTATTGGTGGTTCAACACCTGCAGCTGGTGCGTTCACCACGCTATCTTCTAGCGGTTTAGCAACCCTTAACAGCTTATCTGTTACTGGTCTTACTGGTTACCTATACGCTAACGGCGCAAGCGCTGCTACAGCCTCTACAACAATTCCTACAAGTGCTTTGAGCGGCACCATTAGTAATGCTCAGTTGGCAAACAGCTCCCTGACAATTGGCACAACAGCTATTTCGTTAGGCGGTACATCACTTACACTAGCTGGATTGACAAGCGTTACTGTAACGCAAGATCCAGTTAGCGCACTGCAGTTAGCAACCAAACAGTATGTTGACTCTGTGGCGCAAGGCTTGAGTACTAAAGCTCCAGTATTAGTTGCCACTACAGCAAACATTACGTTATCTGGCGAACAGACAATCGATGGTATTACTACATCGTCTAGCCGTGTTTTGGTTAAAAATCAATCTACACCAGCTAATAATGGTATTTATGTATCATCTTCCGGCGCATGGAGCCGCTCATCTGATGCCAACACTTGGAACCAATTAGTTTCTGCTTATGTGTTTGTTGAAGAAGGCACAACCCAAGCCGACACCGGTTGGGTATGTACATCCGATCCGGGCGGTACGCTCGGTGTTACGGCAGTTACTTGGGTACAGTTTTCTGGAGCTAACACTTATGTTGCTGGTACTGGTTTAACTTTAACAGGTAATACATTTAGTATTACCAACACAGCAGTAACTGCAGGTAGCTACACAATCGGTAACTTTACTGTTAACGCACAAGGTCAGCTCACTGCAGCTTCTAGCGCAGCGACAACCGGTTCTGGCAGCGTAGTATTAGCCACATCACCAACATTAGTAACCCCAGCATTAGGCACACCTAGCGCGTTGGTTGGTACTAACATTACAGGTACCGCAGCAGGCTTGTCAATCGGTGGTAACGCCGCAACAGCTACTACAGCAACAAACGCCACTAACGTGGCAATTAGCGCTGGCGCAGCAACAACAAACTACATTACCTTTGTTACCGCAACTACTGGTAACTTACCTAATTTAATTAATAGCTCACTTACTTACAACTCATCCACCAATGCTATCACTGGTGGAATTGCAGGAGGCACATTCTAATGGCAGCAGCAGGTTACACACCCCTAAGTTTATACTACAGCACAACCGCATCTGCAGCTCCAACAGCTGGTAACCTCGTCAATGGTGAGTTGGCGATCAACATCACCGACGGCAAGTTGTACTATAAAGACAACGCCGGTGTTGTGCAGATCATCGCTGGTAAAGGCGGTGCTGGTATTGCAGGTGGCTCAAACACCCAAGTTCAGTACAACTCAAGCGGGTCATTGGCTGGTTCTGCCAACATGACCTTTAACGGCACTACATTAACTTTAGCTAATGATGCTTCTATATCAGGTCTTACTGTTGGTAAGGGTGGTGGCAGTGTTTCAGGAAATACAGCACTTGGTTTAAGTTCTTTGTCTGTAAACACAACTGGTTCAGCAAATACGGCATCTGGTAATCAGTCTTTATTTGCAAATACAACAGGAAACAACAATACCGCTTTTGGTTCTAATGCAGTTAGAAACACTACAACTTCTAATGATAATACTGGTGTTGGATATATTGCTTTATACACAAATACAACTGGCGCATCAAATACAGCCATTGGTAGCTCTGCATTATTCTCAAACACCACCGCATCTAATAACACAGCAGTAGGTTATCAAGCTGGTTATACAAATTCTACAGCTATTGGCATTCATGCGTTTGGTTCTGGTGCATTATATTCAAATACCTCAGGTCAAGATAACTCTGCATTTGGTGGTACAAATGGAGTTAGCAATGGTGCTGCGCTTCAGTTTAATACTACAGGTTCATCAAATGCTGCTTTTGGTGGCGGTGCATTAAATAGCAATACAACAGGCTCATTTAATACAGCCGTTGGTTTTACTGCACTTCGTGGAAACACCACCGCATCTAATAACACAGCAGTAGGTTATCAAGCGGGGTATAGTAACGTAACTGGAACCCGAACAACTTTTGTTGGTAACCAAGCTGGCTA